AAAGGTAACTGTCTTGGCCTGGATCTGCTTGATGCCAGCACCAGAACCTACGCTCTGATAGTTTACTCTGTTACCTGTTTCGGCCTTGTAAGCATCAGCCCACTTAGAATATACGGGGAATGGAAAGGTTGCTCCTGCGCCTGTAATTTCAGCCGCAGAAACTGTTGTTGTAAATAATGCGAATGCGATTGCTAGGAACTTATTCATCTTCGTCTTCCTCTAGTTCTTCGATTAAATCTTCTTCGGCATCAGCTCCGCAGAAAGGGCAGTAAACTGGTTCCAGCTTCTTTCCGCGCTTTTCGTAAACCACAGTATAGTCACATTCACCGCATGGGCAGGAGATATCTTTCTCTGCCATGATTAAATCTCACACCCACCAGCCACACAAGCCAATTCCTGTGCTCCAGTAGTAGTATCAGTCTTTTCATAATCCCTCAAACGATTCCAGTCGATAGTCTTAGGCATCTTAGCTGCGAACGCTTCGTATTCTTCCTTGGTGCAATCCTGATACGGTGCTTGAGCATAAGTGTGATCAGAGAATGGAAGGAAAGAAACGCCAGACATCTTATCGAAGTGCTTATAGACCCAAGCCCCAACGTCGAGCCACTCATGTTCCTTTACAGAAATAGTGACAGAAGGTTTATGTTCGCACCAGTGATCCTGATAAGTAACCCAAAGTTCAAGCTGTTCGATAGCGGTCATGTCAGTACGGAATACAGCCTTCTCAGGAGCCTTCATCGGAAACGAAAACACATACACATTGTTTGGACGCATCGCACAATCTTCAACTGGGATGCCTGCATCAATCATGAGAGCAGCCAGTGGATCCTTCTTATCAGCTCGAACGGTGCGTATATAATAAGGATTATGACGAGCATGGATACCAGAAGCAGCATCAGTAAGCTGAGAAACAGTACCGGAAGGCTTAACGCAGGTAATAGCAGCAGATTGCGGAACGCCCAATTCCTTAGCAAACTTTGCATTCGTGGCGACTGCAACTTGACGTAGTTCTGCCAAGCGACCTTCAAGTCCTGGAAGCTTTCCGTTGGTGAGTTCATTGTCCATAATTCCTGTCATAGATACACCAAGCAAACGCTCTTCTTCGCAGTTGCGTTTCCATGCTGATGATAGATATTTAAATCCAGTTAGTGTTGACTGCCATGTACCAAGAATGGTAGCCCAGTAGACCTTTTCCTTGAGAGTTTCCATCGTGTCTGTTTCACGGATAACAACTTCTGATAGATTACAGAACTCCTTATCGCGTAGGATAATCTCTGAGCAAGGATTTGTACCGAAGTCGAAGTTAGGATCACGACGACCATGCTTGATAACAGTAGCTTTCGCGCTCGCGCGATTGAAAATGCCACGCTCACCCGACTTAGACTCGTAAAGTGACTTCCACTCTTCCATGAACAAACCAATGTCGGGTCGTTCCTTATAGATAGCGGAGTTGTTAGCTAGTGCTCTCTGTGACTGGTCCATCCACCACTGACCAGACTTTGCCACGCGCATACGATCGTCAGACAGGTCAGAGAGACTAATAAGAGCGGAGCGACGAACGCCGCCGACAACAACGATGTCAGCAATCTTACAAACGATATCATGGCATTCCAATGTGTTTAGACGACGACCAGCAGCTTTCTTAAAGACATCGACACAGAACTTGAACAATGCGTCTAGTGGTTCGGGGCCAGAAGCACGTCCACCGAATGTCTTGAGCGGAGTTCCAGCAGGACGAATCTTAGTCAAATCCCAACGCGGAATTTGCCCAACATAAAGCATACCGATAAGTTCTTTGAGAGACTTAGCCCAACCAAGCTTTGAGTCTGCGACAACGATGGTAGTGTCTGATGGATGAAAATCTTCCGAGACCATAGGAAGCTGCTCGACGTCCTTTGATTCGACGGAAAAACCAACACCTGTTCCGTTCATGAGAATATAAAGAATCTCATCGAATGAACGTGGACTATTGACGGCAACATATGAGCAGTTATATGCTGCGATGTTTTCGCGCTTGAGCGCTTCACCAGCAGTCATGACACAACGCATCGAAGGCATCACCTTCTGTGATAGAACTGCGTCTTCGAGTTCAGCACGCAACGCAGCAATATCATAATTGTGATTTTCCTTGAGATGACCCTCGAAGAAATCAAAGAAACGACCGATAGTTTCTTGCCAACTTTCTCTACGACCCTCGTTCCATAAAAATCTAGAATATCTTGATAAGTGAATAAATTGCTGATAGAGGGTGGGTAGAGAATTCGACATAGGTACTCCGTTTCTTAATTAGATGTTCTTTATCGTTCGCAGACATTGCGTCTTACGTTAACACTTTTTCCAATCTCGGATTGCGAGCTTAAGAGCTAGACCCTTAAACGTGGATTTATTTAGCAGATACTCAACTTGCGAACTGTTGAGACCTGACATAATAGCATCATTAATATCTTTGTATGTCCACGAAGAATTCCAAATAACCATTCCATGACCACGTGGAACAAATGATTCAACACGCTTTACGACTTGTTTATTTCTTGGTTGGTTGTCAAAGATTAACACGACTTCTTCGCCCGACACATTATATAAAGCCCTAGCAAAGTCTGTTCCTCCTGCTGCAATTGCGTTATCAAGGAACATGCTATCGATAGGACCTTCTACCACATATATAGTTTTCCCACGAGTTACGCGATCGAGACCATAGATCAAAGGATCGTCTGTGATACGAATGGTTACATATCGCAATGATGAGTTACCCATAGCGCGACCACTCACGCCAGTAAGAACACCATCTTCACGCCGAAACGGAATAACCAGACGCTCGTCAGAAACGATACGTCCTTCATATGCGGGATTGAGTTTTTCTAGCACCTTCATGTCGCGGGCGTAGTAAAGGTCGTTCCATCTTTCCTTAGGAATCTTACGACCTTTGGCATATTCGACAGCACGGTGTGTTGCCGGAAGCTCATCGAGCCTAGGCAACATTTCATCTAGAACGATTCTAGGACGCGGAACTTCGGTCTTCGGGATAATGAAGTCGTCTGTCTTGCCAGCTTCGACTTTATCCTGATATGATTCTAGTCTGTACGCCTTGGCAAGACCAGGATCAACGAGCTCAATAAGTTTATAAAGATTAGTACCGACATCGCAATTATGACACTTATATATTAGTCCGCCCGATTTCTCGAACAGATAGCCACGGGTTTTCAATTTGTTTTTCTGTGAGTCGCCACAGAAAGGACATCGAAAGTTATAGACCCTCTCAGACTTCCGCTTGAACAGCAGAAGCTTGTGAGAAATCATGTTCGCAAATTTATGATCAGTGATAATAGACATAGGTTCATTATAATAAGTCCTAGGAAGGATGTCAAGAGTTATTTCGCTTTCTTTTTATAATATTCTTTGTAGGCTGCTATGACTGCGTTCTGGTTCTGTATGTACTTACGCAGCTCAGCGATATTCATGCTAAGATTCTGATAGCCTTGGGTTGTCAAGGCGTAGTAGACCACGTCTTGCTTACCTTCAAGCTCTTTAATCTTTTGCAGGAAATTCTCTGGCGTGATGATGGTCCATGTCATTTCTGACTGAACTACTGGCGGAGTTGTGGGAAGGACAAGTTCGGCTTTCTCAACAAGCACAGGTTTATCTAATACCTTAACTGTTTCATTGCATCCTGTCAAGAAAAGACCACAGAGTGCGACTAGAGCGATTCTCATTTCGCTGCCTCCTTCTTGGGAGCCTTAGTCTTTATGAGTTCAGGACAAATGTTATTCTGTACTTTACCACTGATTTCATCTGGTGTCAAGCGCGAACCTGTGACGATTTCATTGCAACGCAGCGCATCTTTCGTGCCGCGATTGACTCTCATTTCAGCTTCGCCTGGATTATTCTTCACGAGACCATTTAGTCGACTGAACTTATTACGCAATGCATTAGCTTCAATTTGTGCATCTTCTGCAACCTTCGCTACGCTACTATTGAGTTCTTGCATTTTCTCAATGTCTTTTTGATTCTGCTCGAGAACCATTTTTTGCTGATCAATTACGCCCTGCATACGTTGCTGAACTTCAGCTGCCGCTTCTAGCTTTCCTTCTAGTGCTTGGATATAGAAATACCCACCAGACACTATCGAGAATAGGATTGCAGCAATCGCAATTTTAATTCCTATACCCATAACTCACCCCTGATGTTTGAAATACTGAACTTGTCTTTCTCGTTTTTCCGCACCAGCTTTTGAAGGATATGTTCCTAAATTTTTACCCGAAGACTTAGATACTAAACGATACTGACTACCTACTTTTACGATATGCTCTTTCTGTACGGATTCACTTCCGTCCGAACCATCACCCATCGCGCTCGTGCGACTTACAGCCTTCACACGTTTTCCCAAAGTTTTATAATAGACTGTAGCTTCGTTTGTAGCCTTACGTCGAACCATAGCTTTGAATAGCATCGGCTGACCATACTTCTTAAGCTTACCAGACATTCCTATCTTAGGTTGACGCTTACTCCAATGAACGTCGGAAGTGCTAGTAGCAGGACCAGCATGATTAGCAGGACCAGCTTCACCTTCTTCTTTGACTGTTCCTACTTTAGTTTTGAGCCAAGCTTTCTTAACAGCTAAGTTGAGAGTCTTTTGAGCAGCAACAGTTTTAGATGGTTTCTGTAAACGAGCTTTGTTTACTTTACCGACTAGTTCTGGTGAGATTTCATTGAGCATTAGATTTTCCTTAGAACATCAACGACTCGCATATCCATAATAACATCGCTTGATAAGATTGTTATGTTTTCTGTTCCGATGTTTTCAACTCGCTCAGGCCAATAGTTAAGCAGCATAAGAAACGGCTTAAGAATATGCAACTGATCATAAAGTTTGAGTACGAGCATGCGCGTGAGAGCCCTATGCTCGAATACATTATACAACACCATCAAATGATTAAGTATGAGTCTTTCTTTCAACTCACCATGCTTTTCATAACGCCCAAATAATCTACGAAGATTCTTAATCCTAGTGAGATCTTCAATAAATTCCAATTCGTCTACACATGGATTTAAGTAATGATGCGCAGCATAAAGAAGAAAGTTGTTATCGTTCAAGTTACCTTTCATATCCCATTCACAGTTTAGTGCCCGAGTACCTTAAAGAATGAGGTTATGAACGAGAATCCATAACCTAGTACAGTGCCACCCCCAACGGCCATCCATATGTATTTCTGGATGACAGCTATCTTTTCGTTTAAACACGCATAGTGTTTGTTCTGCTCTTCGCGAACAGCCTTGATTTCATCAAGAATTGCTTTGTCTTGTGTACGTATCGTGTCATAGACATCTTTCAATTTCGTGTCCAATTCTTCACGACGCTTTTCTAACTTGGTTTCAATAACCTCAGCTTGTTTTTCATGCTGAGATAAGCGATTTTCTTGTACCGCAATCATAGACTTTAGGTCACCGGAAATTTCGGTAAGCCTTTCAATAGCTGATTCTATTCTATCTAGTGTATCAACCATTAATAGACCTTTAAATAATCGTTAACACTCTTGTGAATTTTATAAGGCAATGATATAGCAAGAGCAGCAGCTAGATTATGAGGTTCTACCTTCTGTTCCATAAGATTCGCACACTCAATGATAACTAGATCGGTTTCTTTATTGTTAACAAACGAAGCAAAACGTGGGTTCTTGCGATTACCGAACTCCCACGCCAATGCTTCGGCTTTTTCACCAATCAAAGCGCGAACTTCATCGCGCTTTGAAGGATCTATGGTAACTGTATGATATGAATCTGTGCCGTATATCGAGTGACATAATCCAGCATACACAACATCATTAGAACATCCCCAGTCCATGAGTATACTTGCAGTGCCTGTTAGATGTTCTAATAAAGAACGTTGACTGTGATTATTTTCGTTAGCACCATTATCTACAAGAAATTCAATTATCTTATGAATCAAATCACACCTCAGAACTTGAACAATGCAGCTCTTTTAATTGTAGTAGCATTAACAGCAATGTAGATATAATTGTTAGTGAAACGCATTTCACCTACAGCCATACCAACAGTTGTTGCATTATTTGAGTACGGAGTAGCTCCAAAAGTGATAGCGAATGTGTTGACAGTAGTTGTTTTAGTGACCATCACGTTTGACGCAAAATGTGTCATATTTCCCGTAGTAGTCACATTAGCAGCAAATACTGTGTTAGCAGGAACACGACCAAATAGAGCTTTGGTCGTGATCTTTTTTGAAGTAGGAGTTCCATTAGGATCCGTAACGATCATCAGCAGATCTGGAGCCGCAGCTTGTGTCGCTGATGGTAATTGTGATACTTTCTTGTCAGCCATTGTGCTGCGACTCCAATTCTATTAAACGCCCTTAGGTGAAACCTGGAAGTTTGTGATACGAATGCCGTTGTGACGAGTTAGGTTGTTAGCAACAGCACC